TCTCCACTGGCCATAGTACGGTGGCACCTTGCCGGGGACGATCAGCTTGCACTGTCCGTATGCGTCCTCGGGCGACCGTGGCACAGGTGTTCCTGTCATTCCCCAGACTCGGGTTCGGTCTTTGCAAATCTTGTTGAGGGCCTTCCACAGGTTGGTGTTGGCGTTCCTGAAAACCGACACCTCGTCGATCAATATCGTATCGATCTCCTTCTTGGCGATCAGATCATTCAAGATGACGTCGCAGCCATGGTGGTTGATTACCCAAAGGTCGTAGTCCCCAGCAAGGACTTTACGTCGACGGTCCTTGCTTCCGTGGAGTACTCCAACGGTAAGGTGCGGAAGATTTTGAAATACCTCATCGCACCACACTCTCTCCAGGGTAGATAGCGGCGCGACCACGAGCATCTTGGTAGCCTTGCCGATGGAGCGAAGATAGTCATACGCCCACAGAGCGCTCAGCGTTTTGCCCGTCCCGATGGAGTTGAGAACAAACGCCCTCGGGTTCGTCGTCAGGAAATCCACCGTCTCGATCTGAGACTGGAACGGCTTAAACCTCCCCGGAAAATCGTAGAAACACTTCACCGGACTCGGCGCTGCGTGCCCCAGGTTCCGGAGCACGATGGTTTCCTCCAGCCGGTGCGGCACAGCAACGAGTGTCTGTCCGCGGAACTGGAATGTCTTGGCGCTCGGGATCACGGTGGTGATCCGCTCCGGGTTCTGGAGCTTGAGGACGATCTTCTGCGTTGGCTTGTGGATCAGCATTACTTTCCCCTGTTCGCGTCCCACTTCGCTAGAGCCCTGGCGTCATAGAGCGCGTGGTGTGGATGAAGTGAGCCGACGCCACCGGGCGGTGTCTTCAGTACCGCGGCGCGAAACGGGAAGTCGATTGACTCCTCGTAGGTTGGCCCCGTCAGCATATTGCAGAAGTGAACCAAGTCGGCGTGCCAGTCGCAGACGATCTCGACTCTGTCGTAGGCGAAGACGAACTCACGGCACGACTCCTTCATATCTTCAAGCGACTCGAACGGTGCCGGTGCGTGGAGGTGCATGTGCGGCACGACATTGTCCAGCACCCACGGGGTGTAATATTGCTGCTTGGGTATGGTCCACCCATACCACTCGATCGGCAGACCACGAGCGGTGGGGCGCGACGGGGGCTTCAAGGCCACGAGTGCCATGGAGATAAGCTCTCCACCGTGGCCGTTGAACTCTGTGTCGAGATATAATTTCATGTCTTCGTCTCCCTATGCAAGTGACATCATCACTTTGATTTTGAACTCGTCGATCACGGCCTGCCGCACGAAGTCGCCAGGGCGATCCTCCGCCTTGTGGATCAGCATGTCAGTATCCGTATCGTCGGTTCATTGCTTCGATGTCTTCAGGCGTGACGCGGTGCCAGTGCGGTCTAGGTTTGACCGTGTAAGTTTCAGGCTTTCGCCTGTTTCTCGCCTGTGTTGTCGCCACCGCCCATATGCAATTCTTTGGTGTGTAATTCCCGTTGTTGTTGAGGCGCTCTATGGAGTGCTTTGGTGAAGGTCGCGGCCCCATATCCTGCAGGAATTTAGCAAACGAGTCGCGCCACCTTGCGCATACCTTGATACCTCGTCCACCATAGTATTTCCATATCCTGGACTTCTGGTTGTAGCAACGCTGTTTCATCCCAGACCACACACTGTACTCTGGGGTGCGAGATGGTGGGCGATCATGTTGCATAGCTCCTCCGAGATTTTGTCCATGCTACCGATTGATTTGTCCACGCGTGGACATATTGCGCGACCGCATGGTGCCGTGCGGGGCATTTGCTGAGGACTTTCAACAGTCCCTTTCCCGCACGACACCATACGCCCCCCTACAAACCCCTATCCTACAGGCTCCACGCCTTCCTGTAAACTAATAAACGCAATGACTTACAGACACACCTGGACAATTACTGGGCAAAAGACGCCTCGACTTTCGCGTGCTCCACGCCACCATCGGCCCCGTCGATCCACCGTGAGTACGTTGACAGGAGAAGCTGCAGAGACGAGTGCCCAAGCTGGCGCGCGATGTAGGCCGGGTTCACGCCACCCATAAGGTTGACCGTCGCGTAGGTGTGACGGGTGTGGTACGGCGAGCGGTGCCGGATGCCCAGCTCGGTAAGACATGTGACCCAGCACTTCACGTGCATGGCGCGCAACGTCGACTCGTTCATGGGTCCGCCGTGCTTGTCGGGGAACACCCAGTCGTGGGTGTGGCTGTCCAGCATATCACGTATCACGCGCTCCGCCGATGGTATCAGCGAGACGCACCGCACCTGCCGCGTCTTGGTGGACTTCATCTTGCCGCGCACGAAGGCCCGCTCAATCTTAAGATGCCCATCCTTGAAGTCTTCGCGCATGAGCGCGCACTGTTCGGACGGACGCAGCCCTGTATAGAACGCCACGAAGTACCACGCACGAACTTCCGGCACAGCGTGCGCGTCCATCCACGCAAGGATACGAACCATCTCGTTACGGCTGAAGGGATCGGGCTGTGTCTTCTGCATGGGTAGCCTCTTGATTGACGCGCGAACATTCGCCACCGGAATGCCGCTTTCAGTAGCGAACTCGTACACATTGCGCAGTGGGTCCAGGCTGTTGTTGATTGTCTTCGCGCTGATGCCACTCTCGACGCGCGCCGCGATGACCCGCCGTATATCTTCCGGCGTGATACTCTTGATCGGCCTGTTCCCGAACGCAGCAATCCAAACCTTCAGGCTGTTCTTGTAGGCTATCCTCGTGGAGTGCTCCATGTGGTGGAGGGCAATCCACTTGTCCGCCAAATCTTTGAACGTGATGGCGTTGCCCATGCCCTGTGGCTGTTTCGACTCGGGGAAGAACGTGGCGTAGTCGAACGTGCCGGTGGCGATCTGCTTCTTGATGTCCGCCACCAGCCGCGTGGCGTATTTGATGTTGGCTGGTGTCGGCTTCAGCCCCAGCGTCTCCCTGTGCCTCTTACCGGCATAGGTGAAGGAGACTCTAAGTGACGTTGCGAGCGTTTCAACGCCGGTTCCAGGACGCCCTCGACCCATTTTTCAAACTCCTCTATGTTTACTAAGATGCGCCCGTCAGGGGCCTTCCTGTATTGCACGCCTTCTGTCCAGGTTCCATTGCCGACTTTATGTTCGATTGCCTTCTCGGTATAACCAGAGAGTTCAGCGAAGCGTCTAATCGTCAGATAACGAAGCATTCCCTTTGCCTCCATTTCCATTTTCGGCTGGGTGCTGTCAGAGCCTCAATAGGTGTACGGCCTGCCGAAAGTTCATAGCACCAGTAGCCCCGCCATCATGAGTTGAACCTTCACGGTCTTAAGGTCGCTCGCGACGAACGCCAGACCGCCAGATGATCCGATAGCCGCCAGCACCGCGTCTTGGTTGGCTGTGGTGTTGCGCTCCCGGCCTGGAGCTTTGACTTCGATCCCGACGAACCGCCCCTTAATAGAGCACACGATGTCGGGGATACCGTGGGCCGCGAACGGCCCAGCGACTGGCGAGAAGAAGAAGCAATCACTCAGCTCCTTCAGGAACTCCTTGATGACCTTTTTAGCTTTGGCTTCCGGAGTGGCGGCCATGTTAGTCCTGCCCGCAATGATCGCACAGCTTGCGCCCTACGGGGCAGTAGCTACGACATAGTCCACTAGGGTTTGGCGGCATCCGATCTTCGAGGATTGAGGTTTGCATCCGTCTCACGCGTGGAAGAAACTCGCCCCAGATACCCGCCGCGTCTTCGCGCTCGAACTTCTCCGTGGTGTTCGTGCCGTCGTTGAGCCACAGGAAGCAGCTTGTAATCCGCTGGATGTAGGGCTTGGTGGCGAACAACGCAGCAGCCGAGAGCCTGAGTTGTGCGCTGTCCGGCTTCTTCTTCCCTGTCTTGTGGTCCAGCACCGCGAGGTTCTTGCCTTTCTCGACAACCACGTCAGCCACCACGCGCAACCACACGTCCGGGGCGAAGTAAGTCGTGGGCCTGAAGTTGACAGTCAGCGCCAGCTTCTGCTCCACCTGTATCTTTGCGCCAGTCTCGCGCATGTCTACGATCGACTTGGCCACAGGCTCGAACTGCTCCATGGTTTCGGGCAGTGGCGTGCCCTTGCCGACACGATGCTCTAGTGCCTTGTGTACCCTATTCCCCCAGAGAGTTGCTTCGGTCTGGGGCTCGTGAGCCTCTTTGGTTAGGCGCGTTAAGCGATATCTTAACGGGCATTGCTCAAAAGCTGTTAAGGCAGAGTATGACCAAGTGAACGGCCTCATCTCCATGTCTCCCTTCGGACTATGAGTGAGACGTTCGAGTGGTGGCATCCCACTATCTCACCAACTTGTCGCTGTGTGTATTTCCCGGTGGCGTACAGATCACGTACCTTGCTAACATCCTCATGACTGAGTACACTCCTGGTGCTAACAGGCCGACGACCTGAGCTAGACTTATCGTCCTCGTTATCTTGTCGCGAGCCCCATGTCAGGTTCTGTAGTGAGTTGTCCTGCGTATCATGGTTCTGGTGCCTAGCTTCCTCCCCAACCTGTGGCGGCCTATCGAACGCTTCAAGGACAAGTCGGCTCACACGATAGCGCTTCTGCTTGCCATCCTTGTACAGACCGACACTCAGATAGCCATCCTTGTCGGGCGTGGGCCGCTTCAACTTTCCCTGGCGAGTGACCTCTAGTGGACCTCCACGGTTTTTAGATTGCACCGATCGCGTGCATGATCTTACTCGCCCAAGATCAGACACCTCATAGAACCCTTCGTAGTCAGGGATGCTCCTCCAGACCTCAGCCATTATCGCACCCGCTCAGAAAGTCCGAGGTATCCTATGGCGTCGATGACGCTGTCCTCGTGGGTTGGAGTTCTCGCCAGTCGGGCAATCTTCAGGAGCGCCATCAGGTGACTAACATTCTTACCTGTTAGCTCCACGTGGTTCCCTGTGCTCACGGACAGGTATATGCTCCAGAACGCCGCGATGGCTGCGAAGTTCTCGTCAGCTGGTCCGTAGTCTTTCTGCCGGTCGCCGTCAATCAGTTCCCGCGCCTTGTCCAGTACGCTAGGGAACAGCTCTAGCTGTTCGTTCATGTTAGCCTTCCCCCTAAAGTGTTAGCTCATATACACCCTAACGCAACTGATGTTAGCAGTCAAACTTTTTACGATAGCGATAGACAGTCATGCGCACCGCTTCCGGGGTTCTGTCCATGTCCATAGCCTCGACGACTCTATCCCACCTGCCGAGCTTGGCCCTGAGAGCCATCGCTTCTTTGATCTCAGCTTCAGTCAACCTCGGACTTGCGTCAGCAGCAGCAGTCAGACCTTTCGCCTTGCGATACCTAAACACCGCCATGCGTACCGCGCCCGGCTTCTTGTCTGTCCCCAGTGCGACGGCCACTGCCTTCCAGTTGTCGAACATCTTCCGGAGAGCGATCGCCTTCTTGATCTCGGTGGTGGTCAGGCCGCAGCGCGGCCCCTTCTTCTTGGGTTTCTTGTGGCGCTGTCTGATCGCCTGAATACGCTTCCCTACTTGCGTCTCCATAAGCCTTAACATAGTACCCCCTTAACTGGGGCTCACGTGAGCCCCCTCTTTTTCCTACGCTCGTACTCTAGGTTGGTGTCGAGCTTCTTGTCGACACCGCTCCAGAACTCCCTCGACGCCTCGTTGCGCTGGTCCCAGGTAAGCTCGCCCTTACCCTTGATGAACTTGTCGCGCGCTTCAGCCCAGCGTCCTTGGATTGCTTTGGCGAACTTGTCTCTCGCCTCCGTGTCCATCGACCCGTGGCGTAACTCCTCCAGGTCGATGGCTTTGGCTACCCGTGCCCGGCGCGCTGCCATAAGCTCGCGCTGGTAATCCTGTCGGCGCTGCTTGGGGAGTTGCCTGCGCTTGGCTTCCGTCAGCTTGATAAGCTTCTCGAACGCCACGCGAGACTCGAGTCCCACATCCAGCAGTGCGTTAAGTGGTGATAACTTCCCGGCATACTTCATGGGGTGCCGGTCCCAATTTTCCAATATGCTCGTCAGCTCGTTCACAGACTTAGCATATCTATCGCATTCGATTAGGATATTAAGTGCTTCTACAATCTTGTTTCGGTCTACCATGACGGCCACATCCTGGTGTTGATAACGCAGTACATCCTACTACATTTTTGTTAGCTTGCAACGCGCTTAAAACTTAAGGATATCAATACCTCCTCCGCAATAGATGTCGTACTGACAAGCAACCTTCACGGCTTCGACGGCGTCCGCACCCATCGCCAGCGCACCATAAGCGAAGTCTCTGCCGGTGCCTTCCGCGAACACAGGGTCATCGTACTTCAAGGGATACGGACTGTCCTCGAACTTGACGACGGTGCCGTTCCTGTTGATAACCCAGAACGAGTGCGAGCCTGCGTCCTCCACCTTGGGTATCGGTGGGAACTTGTCGAGGATACACCCGTCCATGATCCAGGCGCGCATGGCCTCCAGTGTGGTGCGTACCCCTGCGCCACCAAAGAGTAGGTCCCCATGACGGTGGATTTTTGTCATGGTGCGCTGGAGAGTTCCGCACACTGCCAGCCGGTCAGCTGCCAGCGTCTTGCCGTCCCATACGATGATGGTCACTTAGCCCTCCTGGGTGATGGCGGCCACCTCGTCGGCGCGCTCCATCATGTAGTCGCCTACCTTGTAGTAGACGTGGTCCTCAAGGAACACCACCATGTTCCAGAGGAAGTCCACCTTGCGCTTGAGCGCGGCGACTTGGTCCTCCAGGGATGGAGCGGGTTGGTCCGTCACGGGATCGAGAACGGTTGGTTTGCGTGCCATGTTAGGTCTCCTTCGGTTTGCGAGTCCACTCGCTCGCTGGTCTTCGGTTAGATATATTCGTGCTTTTGTCGCACAATCGTAGATTTCCCCACTCGTAATGCTTGTTGTTATCTACTCGGTCCACCTCCAAGCCGTTGTAATTCTCCAACGGAAATAGCCTCCACAAATATTCTACGCAGTCTCTTACAGAAAATCGGAACTCGATGCCGCGACCACCGTAGTTATGGTAGCCCTTGTTCTTTGGATTGGTGCAGCGAGCACGCGCTGCCCTGACACGCACCGCTAGTTGCCGCTTTCCAGGCGTGTCCAAGATGGAGAACCCTCTGGCTGCAGCGCGTCTCTTACCGCCGCAGCTTTGACACCCCGAAGTATTCCCCCGCTTAAGCTCGCGCAGGTTTACCAGTTGCTCTGCCCCGCAGTCGCATCGGCCCATGACATACGGACGTGAGCGCTCCGGCCCAGCTAACACCTCATCAGATAATATAGTCCAAGCCATCACTGAATTTCCTTTAGGGTGCCCCAAGTACGACCAGCCTTACAATCCACAGGGAACAGTATAGGCAGATTCACGCCCCACAATCTATTGTAGTCTATATTTGATAGCATGTGTTTAACTTCGTGAGCTACTTTCTCTGCACAATGATCTGGTACTATAATAAAGATGCCATCATGTAATTCAAAATAGAATTTCCCTGCTACACTTGGAAGATAGTCACGCAACAACTTGAGCGCCGCGTACTTCTGGTCAGCACCCGAGCCCTGAATAGGATGGTTGATTGCCGTGCTCTCGGCCTGCCACTTGTTGTCGACAGGTGACTCCTCGACGCGCCCATTGATCTCGGTCACGCGCATCCGGTTCCAGCTGTCACCGTAGCCCACCCACACACGGCGTCCGGCGATCGTCTCCACCCAGCCGTGGAGCTTAGCCTTGTTGATCTGGGTCGCCCAGTACACTGGCACGCATGGGTACGTCACACGATAGGTGGCGTGGATCGCCTGCGCTTCGGTTGGAGAAAAGATCAACCCATGCTGCACGCGCGCCACGGTCCTGAGCTTATTGGCTGACGTCCGATACTGGAGACTCAAGTTCCCTACCTTGCCTGCGCGCCGAAGCTTCTTGGCCAGATCATGTAGCGGCCACTCAGGATGATGTACTGCCGTGCGCACCATCGAGTAATGCTCGTTGCCAATCTTTGCCCCCATGAATGCGTGCGCGTCCTCCCCTGGTGCGCACAGTCCGAGCATCGTCCGGTCCTTGGACATGACCGCCATCCACCGGTACTCTTGTCCGGCGAAATCAAACTCCAGCAGCGTGTAGCCTGCTGGCGCTTCAATCAAATCCCGGAACTCCTTGTCGCGCTTCCACTGGTGGAGTGCGATGCCGGTGGGCCGCTCGTCCTTGTTCTTCAGTATCTTGGACGAGTATGTCATGCGCCCAGTGTAGGTGGAGTAGACTCGGGCGTTGGGCCTGACACGTCCGTCGCCGTTGTAGTCCAGCGAGTTCATGGTGCCGACCGCGAACTTGGTGCGGTTTCCGTTGGACTCCCGGTACTCGTTGAGCAACGCAGCGCGCTCGTCCTTCTCGGCCAGGATGTTCAGTACGTCACGGTCGGTGGAGAGCGAGCCGCCATCGGTCATCTTGACCGCGGGCAGATGCCAGTCTTGGTAGAGCAGCTTGCGCAGCTTGGTGGGCGAGCGCACCACGTCCTCCGGCACCGGGCCATTACCCTGCGGGTGGAACGCCAGCGTGACCATGGCCAGCTTGGCTTTGTCTTCGAGCTTCTGCGCTAGCGTCTCGGCAGCCGCACGGTTGGCGACGATGCCTTCGACATGCGCGTCGGCCACGAGCGGAATACATTTGGCCTCGATCAGCGCGTTAGCAAGTTGCTTCTCGGTCAGCTGCGCCATGAAGTGGATGGCCAGATCGCGGGTGAACTTGGCGTCGAGCTTGTTGTACTCCAGCAGCCGGGCCAACTCCACAGGGTCATCGGTGTTGAAGTCGATGTCCTTCTCATAGCCTGCGTGCTCCGGGTAGTGCAGCGCCACTGCGTTCTTCAATCCATAAGATACTGGTGCGTGGCCAGTCCACTCGGGGCTACCTGTGAGATGCTTCCACAGCAGCATCCCGTCAAGCCACTGACACGCGAAGACTTCCTCACGCAACCCGAGGGCGATCAACCACGCCACATCAAAGCTAGTGTTCCAGCCCACGAGCGTAGTCTCGGTGCGTGCCATGCCTGTGAGTAGTTTGCGCAGCCACTCGGTCGTCGGGCGCAGCCTGCCCGCGGTCTTACCTTGTGATGCTATGGCGCAGGATGTTAGCCACGCAGAGCCGTCCCTGGCGCGGAACGGCTGCAGTCCATAGCCGATGTCGATGCCCCTTGTTTCGACGTCAAACCCGACCAGCTTCATAGCCATGTTCCCTCGCAAGCTTTAGCATCTGCTCGTTGCTTATGACTCCAACGCTATGCACGAAGTATAGCCCACGGCCCTTGTCAGGTAGCCCTCGCGCCTCACCCCATGTCTGGCTGTGTGTGAGGTAGATGCTGCACTTGTGGACGTTCCGGTAGATGTTCCGCAGATAATTCGCGGCAGCCTCGCAGGCTTGGGTGTTGGCCTTGACCACGGTCCTCTTGCCACGTGGCACCCACGTCTGCGCCTTCTTCGGCTTCGACTGGATGTCTGTTTCTCTAACCCACCGGGCGATGGTGTTTGGCCGGACACTGTAGTGCCGGGCCAACTCGGTTCGGTTCATGGTCGGGGCGACGTCGCCCCAACTCTTTGGCACTGGCGGGTTCTGTACCCGCTCCGTCAGGTTAGTCGCCTTGAGCCACCGCTGGATCGCAGGTACGCTGGTGCGCCATCGACGCGAGAAGAGGTATGGTCCCCCACCCTCCGTGTTCATCACGACTTCGACAAAATCATCAGGCACATCACGTAGCTCAGGCATCGGTTAAGTTCCTAACGGTCAAGGACTGCGACTGCGAGCTTGCCCGCCACGACTGCGCCGGTCAGCTTGTCGGTGTCGACGCTTGTCACTACGTTCTTGGCGCGCTTCTCGGTGGGCTGGTTGTGCTGCTTGATCGCCCAGGCAGGAAGCAACTCCATGAGATGCGGCCACGCGTCGAGCGCCTGCTTGAGTGAGCCGCACTGCTTGAGCAAGTGGTTCGCCTCTGCTACTGCCTCACGCTTCTCGCGCTCCAGCTGCGAGACTTGCGCGTTGGCGATCGAGGCATACTCCGCGTACTGCTGCAGCAGCGGGTGCTCCATCCTGCGCATCTCGTTGCGGTAGTGCAGCTCCTCGGGGATTTTTATCTCCTCGGCAAACCTCACGCTCCCGATCAAGTGCATTGAGACGCCGTTGATCTGGCTCGCCCTCAGCGTCTTCGTTCGGTGGCACCACCCGTCAGGGATGGCGTCGTAGGTTTCGCGTGGCATGTTATGTTGTTCGAGGATGACCGCGAGCAAGTCCTCCCTGTACTGGGGGATCATGGGCTCGAACCCATCGGTGATGTTCTTCTTGACGGCGTCGAGCCGGACTTCGAATTGAGACGCGAGCCTGTTGATGATATCGCGGGTCAGGTCTTTGGTTATGCGAACGGTAGCCATGGTGTTCTCTCCTTAGTAAGTTGAGGTTAAATCGTTTAACTTGCTTTGCGGCGTTGTTGGATGGTAGTGTGCGCCATCGACATCTTGGCGCGTGTCTCTTCAGAGTGACGTCTCCCCTTTTGTGCCTCCGATAGTTTAGCTCGGGTCTCATCTGATATAGGCTTACGGTTCTTCGCCGCGATAGATATTTTGGCTTTAGTTTCGTCAGTGTGATGTCTTATTAAACGCTCACGTTGTACTACCCAAGGGTGCCCGTATTCACACATGTTAGCACTGACAGCTTTATACGTTATGCCTAGTTCGACTGCCCAATCATCATAGGACTTGCCTTGGAAGAGCGCTCGTGGCCCTCTTTTCCTACCCGTAAGTGTGGCAGACATCTTTGCCTTCTGCGCATCTGACATGGGCTTGCCCTTGTTATGCGCGGGCCTACCTTTATTGTGTGCAGATATCTGGGCTCTGCGCGCCTCAGAGTTGACGAGTCCTAAACGCCCTGGTCCGCCACTCTTATTGTAGAGCACCACACCTTTAGATCGAGCTGCTTCGATGTACCGAGTCTCCAACTCACGAAGATAGTTGTTGGGGGCAACACAGAGGACGCGCCACTCGAAGGCTTCAGTGCCTTGCTCTCGGATCGCAGCGTGAAAAAGCATCCCGTACCTACGGAACTTGCGTGCGGCTTCTACGTGGTTAGCTCTCCTCGCATATAGTGGTTTGCTAGTAGCTCCTACGTAGACTTTACCGTCTAGTCTGTTAGTCGCCGTGTACAGGATGCCCATGTTTTAACTCCTATCGGTTGTCCTTCATCATAACCACGTCACCGAACGATGCCTTACTGTTGTACGTGCTGATCCAGAGCACCGGATGGCCAGGATCAACGCCGAAATCATCACTACAAAGATCGGTCAAAACACACGTGCATGACGGCTCGATCCCTTGTTCCGTGAGGAACTTGAATATGCAGCTGAAAGACGTACCTCCGGTGCCGTTAGGTGCGATGACTAGCTCGTCGGTCTCCTCGAACACATCATGTTTGCTAACGGAATGATGAAAGTAGATTACATGAAGTCTATGGGGGAGGCAATCGAATTTAATTGCTCTCACCTCCGCAGCAAACTCCTGGATTTCCCTGTCGCCTATGGACCCCGAGCAATCCACAGCCACGACGATCTCACCAAGCTTCTCGCCACCCAGCGCTGGCAGATAGATGTCGTCGGCCATGAACCGGCGCTTGGGCCGAGCATACGACCGCTCGGTCTTCGCTTTGGATGACACGAACCGGCGCAGCACCGCCTTCCAATCCACCTGCGGACGCAGCGCCTCGCTAACAAACCGCTCCAGCGCCCCGCCCAACTTGCCGCACATCTTGGCCGCGTTAGCAGCTTGAGTTACGGCGATCTTCATCTCGGCTTCGGCCTGCGCCTTCTCAGCCTCGGAGCCCTGGTAGTCCTCACAGTTGTCGAACTGCCCCGGCATGTTACCCTTGGGGCTGAACGCGCCCTGGCTCTCAAGTTCTTGGTAGATCAACTCGTACACCCCATCGGTGGTGCCGCCACCTGCCTGGACTTTGTTGGAGTCATGTAACGCGCCCTTGGGCATGGAGCCGATGTTCTCTTTTACTAACATATCGTTAATTATGTAGTCACCAGCTATATTGAAAACTACCGGATGACGTTGTCCGCGTCGAAACATATGCTGAAACATCGCATGAGCAACCTCGTGGCACAGAACAAACTTAACCTCACCTACACTAAGTTGTTCCACAAATTCTGGGTGGTATTTCACATACGCACCATTCGTGCAGAATGTTGGAGGGTTGATTGTTGCGTCTTCTATGAGCGGAAGATTACAAACAAGACTAGCAAAGAAGGGTTGTGACATGATTAGCGAAGCCCGAGCTTTAGTTAGCTTGTCTTTGATTGATAACTCAGCCATTACTTGTCTCCTGTTGTTCTATAGTGGTGAGTTGTTGTTAGGTACTTTACAAGAAGAGTTAGCTATTGTCAACAGCTATAATCTACTTGGTTGCGCTCACGATAATGAGATAGGCCGCTTGTGCTGACTCCAAGTTAGGGAACGGCCCCGCGATCTTCGGCCCGTACATGGCCCGACTCCACCTCTCGATCGGCTCCCGGCACACAACACACCACCGCTTGCGCCGGGACTTCTCACGGACCACCCGCTCGATGAACATCACAGGCGGCCACTTGTGGTCCAAGGAGTATACCTGCTGGGTGCCATCGGCGTGGGTGGCGAGAAGCCACCCCTCGCCAGGATCAAAGTCTTCGGGGACTATCTTCATCTCCACCCACTTATAGCGTTCTTCCGCGGCGGACAGCCGCCCGAAAGTCTTCCCACACCCGGGGCACCTGAAGATGTCCCGGGATTTCATCACGCGTCCCAAGTTCGCCGCAGCTTCTACCATGCTGCGGCTCACCTTTGTGATAGGCCTTAGTCTACTGGCCTGCCCTGGAGTACACTCGGTGTCTGTTCCGCACTCGCAGCACCAGATATGTGAGACGAACCCCATCACACCGCACCCATGAAAGGCCCCATCTTGGCCATGATCTCGGCCATCTTGTCGGCCACGGCGTTCCTGACGTGCTTGTTCTTCCGCAAGTCGTCGGCGTCGTAGTCGCAAAGCTCCCGCTCAACCTGCTGGCGCATCGCTTCGAGGTGCGGGTCGTCCGCGATGTTCAGAGCTGGCAAGATAGCGCACAGCTCGCGGGCGTTCTCGATCACGCTGTCGAAAATCTTTCCCTCGGGCGAGAGCTGCCGGTGGGCTTTGCTCACCACCTTGTAGATGCGCTCCCAGGCTTCCTTCATGGCGCGGCCCTGCGAGTCCGTGACCTTGTCCTCGATCTGCTTGCGCAGGAACTCGGTCTCGGTGTCAGAGAGACTAACACGCCAGTCGCTGGCGTCGGGCACAGGATAGAACGCCACGTCCATCCGGAACTTCTCGGCCACCTTGTCGGGAGAAGGATAGTCCTCCATGCAGAACAACCCGTTGAGGCGTTGCCGAGCCTCCACGTAGAGCTGGGGATACTCAGCCAGGAACGCAGGCACAAGGCTATCCCACTTCCGCTTGTGGTTCGCCATCAGCTGGGTGAAGGCGAGGTAGCCATCCGCCTTGAGGATTTGCATCTCGTTCGCCCACGGCAACGTGTTAGCGTAGTAGTCCGTGCGGATGGTGCCAGCATACAGACCGATCGCCCGAAGCGAGTCTGCGCCAGGGAGCAGCGACTTGTGTACCCTGGCCACACCGGTTGCTGTGCCGTGCTTGGCCTCGACGGCTTCGCTCTCGTGCTTGTCGAGCTTGCGGGCGGTCCACACAGAGATGTTAAGCGATACTAAGAGTGCTTTGTTAGCGAGTGACATGGTGGTCTCCTGTTAGGATGTTATG